AAATTCTAATACAGCAACAAGACATGTGTTACAGTCTGGACTTTTCTTAACGTCAGAAGTTGCACAGTGTTTGTCTCTTAGAATATCTGATGTTATAGAGTATTCCCCAACAAGAGATGCTTTTATCCAACAAATAGGTGCTCATAACGTTGCAACATTAAGTGAAATTAAAGATTTACATCTTTATGATTTTGGAATATTTATTGAATTAGCGCCTGATGAAGAAGAAAAAGGATTACTTGAAAACAATATACAAGTAGCTTTAGCACAACAAAATATTGAACTTGAAGACGCTATAGATATTAGAGATATTAAAAACTTAAAATTAGCTAATCAACTTCTTAAATTACGCAGAAAGAAAAAAATAGCAAGAGATCAAGAAATACAACAACAAAATATTCAAGCACAATCACAAGCTAATATAGAAGCACAACAAGCTGCGGCTCAAATGGAAGTTCAGAAAAATCAAGCTGTAACAGAATCAAAAGTATCACTAGCTCAGATAGAAGCGCAGTTAGATCTTCAAAAAATGCAAGCAGAAGGAGCGCTTAAAAAAGAATTGATGCAACAAGAGTTTGAATATAACATGCAACTTAGACAAATGGAGTTTGATACCACAGACAAGAAAGAAACGCAGAAAGAAGATCGTAAAGACGAAAGAACAAGAATTCAAGCAACTCAACAAAGTGAGATGATTGATCAAAGAAATAGTGCAAAAGCACCTAAAAACTTTGAATCCGCAGGTAATGATAATATAGGCGGCGGGTTTGATTTAGGTGCCTTTGATCCTAGATAAAAATTATTAATTATTATTATATTATATTATGGAAGAAAAACTAGAAGAAGTAGTTGAAGAAACTACACAACCAACTGTAGAAAAAGTTAAAGAAACAGTTGATGAAACAAAATTTAAAAGCGCTGGGAATGATAGTGTTTTAAAAGTAGATTTAAGTAAACCACCAAAACCAAAAATAGATGAAACTAAAAAAGATAACCCTGACGACAAGGGAGTGGTTGGAGTCAATGAAAATGCCTCTACCACAGAAAAACAAGAAGAAGTACAACCGGAAGAACAAGCACAAGAAGAAACTTCAGTATTAGAAGAAATAACTGATGAAGAAGTTAAAGATGAAGCAACAGAACTTACAGAAGAGTTAATTGACGCTAAAATAGAAGAAGCTGAGACTGGTAAAACTATACCTGAAAATTTACAAAAAGTTGTAGATTTTATGGAAGATACCGGTGGTACTTTAGAAGATTACGTACGTCTTAATCAAGATTTTTCTAGTTATGACGATATGACAGTATTAAAAGAATACTATAAACAAACAAAATCTCATTTAACATCAGATGAAATAGAATTTTTAATTGATGATTCATTTTCGTATGACGAAGATACTGATGAAGATAGAGATATAAAAAAGAAAAAAATAGCGTTAAAAGAGCAAGTTGCCAACGCTAAAAGCCATCTGGACGGGCAAAAGTCCAAATACTATGAAGAAGTTAAAGCTGGGTCAAAGTTGACTCAAGAACAACAAAAAGCTGTAAACTTCTTTAATAGATACAACAAAGAGTCAGAAGAAACTCAAAAAATAGCAGAAACAAATACAAATATTTTCAATCAAAAAACTAATCAAGTTTTTAACGACAAATTCAAAGGTTTTGAATATAACGTCGGAGATAAAAGATATAGGTTTAATGTTAAAGATACAAATGAAGTAAAGCAAACACAAAGTGATATAAATAATTTTACTAAAAAGTTTTTAGATAAAAATTTAGCTCTTAATGACGCTAAAGGTTATCATAAGTCTTTGTTTACAGCCATGAATCCTGACGCTATTGCAGGGCATTTTTATGAACAAGGTAAAGCAGATGCTATGAAAGATAGTATTGCTAAAGCCAAAAATGTAAGTATGGATCCTAGACAGTCGTTTTCTAATGACAATACTAGCGGACCAAAAGTAAGAGTGCTTAACGATGATTCTTCTAACTTTAAGTTTAAAATTAAAAATAAAAATAAATAATAAATTTAAAAATTAAAAAATTATGGCAATTACTGCAGGAGGTAGTTTGAACGCTGTAGCAGCATCACAGCAACAAACTTTAAACTCCAATTATATTGACTTTACGTCGGGATCAAACGACTGGTCACAACAATATTTACCAGAACTTATGGAAAAAGAAGCTGAAGTTTTCGGACCGAGAACTATATCAGGATTTCTTTCACAAGTAGGAGCTGAAGAGGCAATGCAATCTGATCAGGTTGTGTGGTCTGAACAATCAAGATTACACCTTTCTTATACAGGTACTGTGGTGGTAGCTGGTGGAGGTGGTGGAACATTTGAAGTGCTAGCTGACATTGACGGTAACGTGGTTGGTGATGGGTTTACTCCAGCATCTCACGGTATTAGAGTAAATGATATAGTACTTATTGCAAGTGCTGGTATTGTTACAAAATGTATAGTTACAGAAACTCCAGCTACAGCTACTGTTGAAGTTGAAGCATATGACAAAGCTACTTTAGCTGATCATGCTGTTGCTGTTACAACTTTAGGGACATCAACTTTATTAGTTGTAGGTTCTGAATATGAAAAAGGACAATCTTATACTAACATTGCTGGTTCTGCAGCTGCTTCTAAAAGAACAGCTTTAAAACCAACTTTCAAATCTTACAGTAACAGACCAATTATAATGAAAGATTACTATGAGATCGCTGGATCTGATACTGCTCAAATTGGTTGGGTTGAAGTTTCTGGTGAAGATGGACAAAACGGTTATTTATGGTATTTAAAAGCTGCTGGTGAAACTAGATCTCGTTTTACTGATTACTTAGAGATGGCTATGCTTGAGGCTGAAAAAACTCTTGCTGCTTCTATCATAGGTGCAGATGACGGTTTCTTTGCTTCAACTGATGCTGATGACTCTGGTGCTGGTGGACACGGTACTGAAGGTTTATTTGCTGCTATTGAATCTAGAGGTAACGTTACTTCTGGTGTTACTGGTGTTAACCCTGCTACTGATTTAGCTGAATTTGACGCTATCTTAGCTGAGTTTGATAAGCAAGGTGCTATTGAAGAAAATATGCTATTTGTAAACAGAGCTACTTCGTTAGCTATGGATGACATGTTAGCTTCTATGAATTCATACGGTGCTGGTGGTACTTCTTACGGGGTATTCAACAACTCTGAAGACATGGCATTAAATTTAGGTTTCTCTGGTTTCAGACGTGGATCTTACGATTTCTACAAGTCAGATATGAGATACTTAAATGACAAAGCTACAAGAGGTGGTATTAATGATAGAGCAGGTAGCGCAGCTATCCGTGGTATTGTAGTTCCAGCTGGTGTATCTTCTGTTTATGATCAAGCTTTAGGAAAGAACCTTAAACGTCCTTTCTTACACGTTAGATACAGAGCTTCTACAACTGACAACAGAAAAATGAAAACTTGGGTTACTGGTTCCGTTGGAGCTGCTACATCTGCTTTAGATGCAATGGAAATCCATTATTTATCTGAAAGATGTTTAGTTACACAAGGTGCTAATAATTTCATGTTAATGAAATAAGCACGAACTATTGAAAGAACCGGGGCTTCGGCCTCGGTACTTTTATTTTTATTAATTTATATTATATTATATTATGGCTAAAACAAAAACAAAAGCCTCTTACCAAGGAGATCCTGGTGATGAGCATATAGAAAAAGTAGTACAGATTATGGAAACTCCAAAACCTGAGATTGAAAAACCTAAAGTAAAGAAAGACACTTGGGAATTAAAAGATAGAATGTATTATTTAAAAGGTGGTAAAAAACCTTTGTCTAGAAGTATAAAATCTTCTAATCTTTATTGGTTTGATGAAAAAAAGGGTTATGAAAGAGAGATAAAATACTGTCAAAATCAAAAAACTATATTTGTAGACGAAATGAAAGGAGATCAAAGGCTAGAGCACATTGTGTTTAGAGCTGGACATTTATACGTTGAAAAAGAAAAAACTGTTTTACAAAAATTCTTATCTTTATACCATCCAGATAAAGATAAAATGTTTTACGAAGACATGCCAGTTGCTAGAGCGGCTGATCAAGTTGAGATTATAGAAATGGAAATTGAAGCTTTGAATTCAGCTAAGAATCTAGACATCGATATGGCAGAAGCTGTCATGAGAGTTGAAATTGGTTCTAAAGTGTCTGAGATGAGTTCTAAAGAACTTAAACGTGATTTACTATTATACGCTAAGAAAAACCCTGCATTATTCTTAGAATTAGTGAATGATGAGAATGTTGTTTTAAGAAATTTTGGTATTAGAGCAACAGAAATGGGGATATTAAAACTATCTTCAGATCAAAGAACATTCAGCTGGGGTTCTAATGATAGAAAACTAATGAATGTACCATTTAATGAACATCCATATTCAGCTTTAGCCGCTTGGTTTAAAACTGATGAAGGTATGGAAATTTATTCAAATATAGAAAAACAATTAAAATAATCAAACTGTAGGAGCGATCGCTCTTCGGGGCGATTGCAAACTACAATAAAAAGAAATTATGGTAAACGTAGATACAGTGTATCAAACAGTACTGGCATTAGCTAATAAAGAGCAAAGAGGTTATATAACGCCTCAAGAATTTAATTTGTTTGCCACTCAAGCACAGATGAGTATTTTTGAACAATATTTCTACGATTTAAATCAATTCTTAAGAGTACCAGGTAACGACACCTCTCATTCTGACATGGTTGATATGTTAGAAGAAAAAATTAGTTTTTTTGAACAAACAAACAGTACTGTTGGCTCAGGTAGTACATTACCAAATAATTTATATAAATTACAACTCGTACAATGGTTTAATTCTACTACAAATAAACACTATGAAGCAGAATACGTTAGTCAAAAAGATTGGTTAAGCATAAAAGACGCTGCTTTATATAAACCCACTGATAAAAGGTTAGTATATCTTAGAAATAGTGATGGTATATCTGTAACTGGTGATGGTGCAAAGCATGCTAATGTTACTTGTAATTACGTTAGAAAACCTAACAATCCTAATTGGACTTATGTTGTTGTAGATGAAAAAGCATTATATAATCCAAATGCTTCGGATCATTATGATTTTGAATTACACAAATCCGAACAAACCGAGCTTGTTATAAAAATCTTACAATTAGCAGGTATAACATTAAAAGATCCTTCTTTATATCAAATAGCATCAACTGAAAACTCGCAAACTGTTCAACAACAAAAACAATAAATAAATGGGATTATTAGACAGTACAACACAAAGAGATTATTACAGTGGAGACGAATTTGGATCTTACCAATTTACATCGTTAAATGATATTATAAATCAATTTTTAGTTGCTTATGTTGGAGAAGAAAAAATCATTAGTAAAGCA